AAGCATCTTTACCATATATCCGAGCAACAACCATTACTGGAACAGAACCATTTACAAAATCGTTCATATATAATCACCTCCTAAAATCTATCCTAGATTAAAATCGGTATAAATATAAGACTGTTTTTTATTGTGTAAAAATAGTAGATTGAGATAATATTACAAAAAAAAAAGAAAAGGATTAGACTCGAACTAATAACTCAAATATAAATTTGTATTTTACCAATTAAACTACCTTCTCCATATAAGAACTTGTAAATTTCGCGGAAAAACAAAAGAGTCCGTTAAGACTCTTTTTCCTCCTTTTCATCGATCCAATAACCTCTAACATATCTACCAATCATAAGATATATCATTGCCGTTAATCCACTGATAATAATTGCTCCTGTTTCCACACCATTTAAAACCATACATACAAATGTTAAAACTGGTATAAAATATAATACTTCACTTAAAATTTTTTTCATAATAATACTCTCCTTTATAAAAATATTAAAATATAAACTACATATTTCCATTAAAGAGTTTGTATTTTTTGCGGAAAAACAAAAGAAGAGGCACCTATTTTAAATAAGTACCCCTTCACAAATACCACATACAAAACTACATATACTACCTCTGGCTCATAGCCTTTACTAAAGCCTCATTACTACTCTCAAGGATCTCGTTCCTGCTTCTAAGAATTCTGATCTGGTCCAACATATCTCCCGTTACATCCATTAATTTCATCAAACTTTCCTGGATAAACTCAAAGTTTTCTTTGCTGAATTCTAAATCTCCAACATCGTTCCTGGTGATCAACTCCTTCTTAACCTTTACAAAGTTACTTCCTCTCGCTACATAAACATAGTCTTTTGTTTCAAATGATCTTGCCATAATAACACTCTCCTTTAAAATAATTTTTTAAATACTTTTTGTAAAATATAAACTACATATTTTCCATTAAAGAACTTGTAAAATTCGCGCATTACAAAAAGTAAGCAAGAGAATATGTCAATTGACAAAAAGAATCTAAAATTCTATCCTAGAATAAAAAAAATAAAAGGAGATGTTAATAATGCTTGTAAATTGTCCAGAATGTGAACTACAAGTCAGCGACAAAGCAATATCATGTCCCCATTGTGGCTTACCGTTTAAACAACAGGTAAAAAGAAAATATAATAACAAAAGAAAGCGACTTCCAAATGGGTTCGGTCAAATAAGCGAGATAACGTCCGGAAATCTACGAAATCGTTTTAGAGTCATGGTTAGTGTTGGTAAAAGATCTGATGGTAGACCGATCGTTAGAATGTTAAAACCACAAGCATATTTCAATACCTACAATGAGGCATATGAAGCCTTGGTAGAATATAATAAGAATCCATACGATTTAGATGATGATATTACAGTTTATCAGCTTTATGAACGATGGACAGACGAATATTTCAAATCGTTATCATCAATATCAAGTATTAGAACAATAACAAGTGCCTGGGTTTATTGTTCATCTGTTTATGATATGCGGGTAAAAGATATAAGAGCAAGACATATAAAAGGTTGTATGGAATATGGAACCGCAAAATATAATAACGAAGAACGTAAGACAACGCCAAATACCAAAGCTAGAATAAAATCTTTATTTAATTTGATGCTTGACTATGCCTTGGAATATGAGCTTGTTGATGTAAATTATGCAAGAACATTTAACTTATCTAAAAATATAATAGAAGACAAACAAAAAGCATGTAAAGGTCATCACATATTTACAAAACAAGAGATTGATACTTTATGGGATAATGTTGACGAGGTTCCGTATGTAAATATAATTCTAATACAGTGCTATTCTGGGTGGAGACCACAGGAGCTTGGATTAATAAAACTTGAAAACGTAGATCTTAATAGAAATATAATTATTGGTGGTATGAAAACAGAGGCTGGAAAGAACCGAATAGTTCCAATTCACCCTAAAATAAGACCGTTGATTGTTCAAAAATATAATGAAGCTGTAAATCTTAATAGCAAATACCTTATTAACTGTATAGATGGCACCACACATAAAGACAGTATAAAATTTACATACGACAAATACAGACATCGATTTGACGCTATCTGCAAACGGCTTAATCTCAATGATGAACACAGACCTCATGATGGAAGAAAACACTTCATCTCAATGGCTAAAAAATATAACGTTGATGAATATGCTATTAAATATATAGTTGGTCATTCTATCAACGATATAACAGAAAAAGTCTATACAGACCGTAATATTGAATGGTTAAAAGTCGAAATGGAAAAAATAAAATAATATGTTTTTTAGTGTAGGAATGTACATGTAGGAGTAGTATAGGAATAATGTAGGAATAACCCACATTTGTTCACTTTTTACTACTCCTACTTACATTTAAAATCCTTTATTTTTCGTTGTTTTTTAGAACTTTCCTGCTGTTGCAGCTTCCTCAACGGAAACAGGAATTGCCCATTTTATGCACATTTTATAATCATTATGTAGGAATAATGCATTAATAACCTACATTTAACCAATACTATTGGCGATTAATTTTGCAATTTTTCGTCTCTTTGAAAGACCTTTTGCTTTTTTATAATCATCAACGTTTGTACAGAAAAATGTTTCTATTAATATAGCAGTAGGTCTTGTCTGATTCAAAATATAGAGGTTGTCTCTTTTCTTAGCTCCTCTATTTTTAAAAATGGTACCTAATGCTGCTTGAACTTTTTCTGCGTATGTTTTTCCAGCTGTTGATTTATAAAGAACCTCACACCCACTGGCAGTAACAATTGTAGCTGCGTTAAGATGAAGTTCAATCAGCAAATCATACTTCTCAGCATTAACAATGTTAAGTTTATAGATCTTTTCCTGTTCCGAATCTATAAACTTTCCTTCTGGACATACAACTCGTTTAACAATGTTTCCTCTTTTTCTCAAAGCTGCTGCCAACTGTTTAGAAAAAGCCTTACACCATTTGTATTCATTACACCCACCATATTTTGTACCATCAGCTGATGTGTAAGAGCCATTTTTTAACTTACTATGTCCAACGGTTATTACTATTTTCATAAATTATAGCCTCCTATCGTCTTCTTTTATTTGATCCCTCTATGTATTCATTTACATTTGTGTTATCATCTAAAAGTTTCCTTAATTCGTCTAATGCATTATCCACCATTCCGCTAAACATATCAAAAGTAATAATTGTTGATAAATGCGCAAATCTGTCAATAAACATGTTATATACATATCTCAGCTTTAGCTGACCAGTACCGGACCCTAATCTCTTCTCTGCATCAGCTACAGCCCATAATAACCATTCTCTAACACTTTTTAATTCTTGAGAATTTGGCTTTCTAAAATATATATATACTTTATATAACAACGAAAAAATAACAATAAAACATAAAAAAATAACATAAGGATTATTAAGTAAAAACTCTTTCATGTTAATACCTCCAATACTTAATCTTTGTTAACACTAATGAGCGCAAACAAAATAAATCCGAAGATAGAGCCAAGAATTAATCCAATTAAAAAACCTATCATTAAAATCAACCTCCGAATATTTTAGTTAAAATAAAAGTGATTATTCCACTTGCTAATGCGGTAATAATCACCGTTGTTAATGTATCCCATCTTTTTTTTGGAACGCTTTCAAGAGATTCGATCTTTTTTCCTTGCTTTTCTTGTTCTAGTAACATGGCTCTCATGTTCACTGCAAGCTCATTCACTGAAACCGCAAGTTCTTGAATAGCGTCTGTCTTCTTTTCTAAAGCATCGGTTCTACGTTTTAATGATCCTATATCTTTACCGTGTTCAGCAAATTTAATAACCATTTCTTCTGTCGTCATTTTGATCATCTCCTCTGCTTATGAAAATGTAAAACCGTATGAATCACAGGATACTTGCTCACCATTAGCTGGATGAATTGTTACTCGCATTGCAATTTGAGGACCTCCTCCATAAGGAAGTGTTCTGTTTGTAAATTCATATGTTTTTCTATTTTTGAATGATTCTGTTGCGTCTTCCCAAATTGGTTCTGGAGAATTGAAAACATTAGTAACTTCTACCTTAATATCAGCGTTTGCTGGAGAATAGTTAACAAACATGTTTATTTTTTTTACATCTGTTACCCTAGATAACAATTTACTATTTGAAGATACAAACGATACACCAAAATCTACGATATAAACATCTTCATTATCTTCATCCTCATAAACATAAACCTTGTCCCCATCTAATAAAACTGCCGGGACAATACCAACCCTACCATCATATGCAAACCCGTTATCAATAGTTCCGTCATTAACAACAAGGATAACTTGATCTTCATAGGTTGAATATCTTGTTCTTGTCCAATATACATCCTCTCCTGAATCGGAATTATCAATACATTCTTGTGTTCGTGTTTTTTTTCGTTGATCACTAGATGTAAAATATTCGTATCCCCCACTGCTATATAATTCTGTATCAGATAACATAAATATATATCTACCAAATTCATATCCAGATTTAGAAGTGTCTAACATATTTCTTTTTAACATTGTTGATATATTAGACATAAAACCTGGCTCGTTATAATATGCATTATATCCATTTAATAAATTATCTTTTATCGGAGGTCTATCTTTATAATCTCTTTTGATGAACCAGTCCCCAGAATTATTTAGCCATCCAGTGATATTAGATAAATATAAATCACTATTTCCATTTAAAGTCGGTACATTAGAAGCGTGTGTATACGGTCCAAAAAATATAATTGATTTAATTTTTAATTGTCCAACGGATGCTCTATCAAATATAACAAGCTCGTCTATTGGTAAATAATTAGAATCTAATCCTATATTTTTAATTCCTGAAGAAGAACTAAATATAAAATCAGATTCTGTAGAATATCTATAATCTCCAGCAGCTGCTCCTTGCTTATGATATTTTAAAGCAAATTCTCCACCGGTTTTTTCAAATTCAATACGTAATGATGAATAGTTTATAATATTTATGTCTCGCGGAAATCTTATTGATGTGTCATTTCCTGCTCCAACACCGGTTAATATAAGATTTCCTTCATCATCGTTCGATGCCATCGGACCTGATATTATACTCGTATCTGTTAAATCCATTTCATATTCATTAACTCTGTAAAAATATACATTAGCATTTCTACCATCTGTATCTCTACTTGTTGATCCAAATCTAAACGCGCTAGCTCCATTTGATACACGTATAAATTTTGTAGGATCTTTTACAGACGTTAATGATCTATATGGGTGATTTTCTCCAGTTCTATTTTCAAACGTCCATTTTGAACTGTCCGAAATATATAACGATGTTCCAATGTTTCCATTATTATTACTTAAATAAGACCCATCGTATTCGTTTTTGAATGTATATATTCCAGATCCAATATCAGTTACTGTCCAACAAGCCTTTTTTCTATTTTGAACTCCTTGAACATTTATACCTCTTCTAGAATCTAAAAACGATGAGTTTTCAAAGTATATTTCGTGATTGTTTGAAGGATTGTTTGTTAAACATGATAACTGTCCAATATTTGTATACCATTCATCAGGATTTGATGTTGATCCAATCTCATTAAACATTAACATATATCTTTTTCCTGATTCTATATGATCTGTTAACTCATATGTATATCCTTTTAAATATCTTTCGGCAGCATCAAAAGCCTTGCTTGCTATTATGTGTTTTGTTTGAATAGTTGTTACATTTCTATCAGAATGTTGAGCATGATCGTCTGCGTGATTTTGACCAATAACTGTCCACTCAATAGGGGCTCCATAATACTTTGTTTCTTTATCAATAACTGTACTTCCAATAGGAACGTCTTTTAAAGGGATTAAAGTTCTACTCAAATTAAGACACCTCCTTTTATGAAATTAATCTATTGTTTTCCTCATCATAAACTCCAGAAATAAGTGTTATATGACTAGTATCTTCAAAACTATCAATAACCATATTATCATTAGATATATAACCAGTAAGGGAATCAACTATTGAAAATAAGCGTATAATATTTTCGGAATTGAGATCAATCACATCAACAACGGAATGTATAATTTCTATGTCTTCTTCTATTTCTTCATACATTGATTCTATTTCGGAAGCCGCCTGCAAAGCACGTTGTATCTCTTCCCATTCTGTAGTAGATTCCATAGATGGTGTCCCTACCGGATTTCTATCAATCAAAAATAGTACAGGACTTGAGCCAGCAACGTATGCCCCGTGCGGTGCAGATCCATGCTCATAAACAATCTGTAATATTGGCATAATTTTTCCTGAAAAATATGTCATCTGAGCAGTTATATTAAAATAAACAGTATCTCTGGTATCGTTACATCCAAATGCTGTTTCTGATATAAAAGTACCATCTGGTTTTTTAAGTCTTATATACACATCTAATTCAATATCTGAAGGTAATGAATATAATACACCGCCTTTATACAATGTAACTTCTAAAACAGGCATTGATTCATCATCTTGAACTAAATATATAGGATTAAATATTCCTCTATTTACAAAGTCAACTTTTGTTTTGTGAATTATTTTCCAAGATGGTATTGGTTCTGTAATAGGACTTATAGCCATTTTTAATCACCCCTTTAGTTAACAAAATTGTCTGTCAGTTTTGATTTCTCACCGATTTCAATAGAATCATATTTATCTGTGAGAACGTTATATACTATTTTTGTTACAACAGCATCGGTAACTGTAATATTTAATTGTTCAAATATAACTGTTACCTCATCGCATAATCTAACATCTTCAAGAACCGTTCCAAATTGTGAATATTCTGTTGTGTTGCTTAATGGTTGAAATGAAAATGTTAATGATACATCTGGCTTGTTTAATTTTTCTTTTTCTATTAATTTTTTAGTAAGTTCTATCATTTCTTCATATGATGGGTATGCGTCCGACTCATGATATTCCTGAGAGTTCTGCGTGTCATTCCAATCCGACATGCAGTCATAAGAATATATACGGGTTTGAATTCCAGATATTGGACTTCCATTATCATCAGTAATTGGATATATACCACTTGGGTATAATGATGAAAGATCATATAATTGATATTTTTCAAGATCCCCCTCATATTCCGGACTTTTTGAGAGACAGCAATATGTATAAACACCGGTATACATATTTGAAAATTGTTCTTCTTGGTTTATGTCTGTTAAATTTTTACCGTATCGTATTGTAACACCCCTATTTTGACCTCGTTTTTTATGAATAGTTATCTCATAATTATTGTATTCGAGTTCTCCGCCAAACAAGCTCAAAAATGAATTATCAGAACCGCCAATTAATGATTTCGTTGACGTGGGTGTTATTACATACATTCTTGTTGTTGTATCTGTGTATCCATCTATTATAAATTTAAAATTGTGAGATACTTTTGAAAAATCTTTTATTGCAGTTATTATATTACTTGCGCCTTCTTTATAAGTTGCGGGATACCATCCTGGTGTTGTCGTCGATGAACTCATCGGAAATGCAACAGGATACCCTGACATATCATAACTTATATGTTGTGCTTTTATTGTAACAAGCCCTTTTAAAGGTTTTGTTATCTGATAAATTCTAAACATTTGTTTATCTGTATACTTATTTGGTTTTACAGCAATAACTTTATTTATACCAAGATCATTAAAACGACGACCCTTCATAGGATATTCAATCTCGACCTCATATCCACCATTCCGTTCTTCCGTAACAAGACATTTTGTTGCTTCGTCTAAAATTCCAAAACCATTATTTAAAAAATGCCCATTAACAATATCATAATAATATGAAGTATCATAATCATATAATACTATAGTGTCCACCATTTTGGTATGACCTCCATTCTATCTATTCTACCATACTGACCAAAGACCTGAAGCGTTATGGTGTTCGATCCTGGGTATATAATAGGAAACGGTGTTGATTTTCCAGAATAAGTTTCAAAAACAATATCCTCATTTCTATTTATATATGAGTTGTAATATTGTTCATATACATCTTGTAGCCCACTATCAATTATAATAGTTCCAATAGTGATTTGTTGATTGGGAGTTCTATGCCCTATCTGATTTATTCTAACATGTGAGTTATGTTTATCATCTTTATATATAGAAAGATGAGCAGCATATCCTGAACCCTCCGTAAAATATCCTGTTAATTTTATTATGGGATAAGCTGTTTGATTAGTTGGATTTTCTACAATTATGTCTTTTGAATAATAATGATCAACTTCTTCGTTTTCAATAATAATAGGAATATCACCACTCTTCAAAAATCTTTGTGGTTTACAATCAAAGTCAATAGTCACTCTACCAGCTTGAGATAATATATTTTCAATATCCAAAGAATTTTTAAAAGATGCCATTCTATAATAATCAGGCTCATATGAATCTTCTAATCTGGCATATCCTTCTGCGGAATTAAGCCACGATGCAACTTGACTAGCCATCAATGTAAAATCGCCATCAACTTTGCCAAAGGCAATATTATAAGACTTATTAACATTTTTATAAGACCCGTTATCAATTATTAAATCGCCGTTTCTTCCGGGAATATGAACCATCTCATAATCCCTTTCGGGGGTATGGTACCCAGGCGGGTTTTCAACCTGAATACCATAATCCTTTGAAGAACTGCCATTAAATATAATTACGCCCATACAGCATTTCTCCTTTCAATTTCTTGTTGAAGTATATGGGATACTTCGTCGGCGATTTCTCTAGCATCACCGTTACTATTAATGTTAAATTCGTTATTTTGTGTAATGTTCGGTCTTTCGTTTTTACTTTCTAATGTGTTTTGTAGTTTGTTAATTGCGTTTAACACAAGATCGTTGCTGGAATGACATCTATTAACGTCGTTAACCATAGAATCAACATATTTTAGAGAAACCATTCTATTTTCACCTATAATACCATTGATATTAGAAGCTCCATTTTGAATTTCTGAAAGATCTAATACTGGTGTTATAACAGGATCATAATCTGAAGAATTCTCTATAATATCATTAACAGTGTCAATAACACCACTCATGATATTCGTAGCATTATCATTCAAAAGCTTTTCTCCAGAACCCATACCGTTTATAAGTCCTTGGTCAATAAATTCACCAATCTTATAAAAAACTTTTGATGGCGAATGTTCGTCAAGTTTTTTACGTACAGCTTCTATTATCAACGCTGCAAGTGCTTCCGATTTCTTAACAACCGTATCAACTTTTTTACTTCCATGATCTTTACCAATAGTTTCTGTACTTGGTATGAGACCTAATGTTAACCCATCAACTATATAATCTCCTATTTTTGTGCCAGAAGCCTTAAGTTTTTTCTCAAGATCTTTACTTATAGTAATGGACGCTAATTTAGTCAACATATTCGTAGCAGCGTCTTCTACTTTTGTAGCAATTCCCTTTCCCGTCAAAAATCCTTTATCATCATAAGTATCTACTATTCCATATGTTAGATAACCTACAATATTAGCAACTGTTTTTTGTAACTTTTCTATTTGTGTAGAATCGCTCAAACCATTAATAAGACCTTTAAGAGTATTAACACCAATCTTATCAAACTTTTTAGATGGCGAATTAATATCTAACTTGTTTTTAACAGTTGTTATAATATCTCCGGCTAAATCTTCAGCTGTTTTGTTAACTTTTTTACCCTGTTTAACAAATCCAGAAGATAACCCATCTGTTATGTTTTTTGATATTTTTTTACCTTTAGTTTTACTCAACTCAGTCTTAAGTTTGTCAACAGCATCTTTACCGCCATTTTTGGTATAATATTCAAGAACATCCGTTATTGCAGTAGCAACGGTTTTTGCATTAGATTTTACTTTGTCATTTGCCTTGGTTCCTTCTGTTGCAATATCCTCTAATGCTGATGTAAAACCTTTAACACCTTCAGCCCCGGCTCTAACATATCCAGACATTACCTCATCTGATAAATCTTCACCAGCGGCTTTATATGCTGATTTATATGAGCTGGCAAACGATTTAAGATCCTCGTCCGACATCGCAAGCAGAGCTTCTACATAATCTAAACTATCTGGACCAGCATCTATTAGCTGTTTCATCATTTTTTGACTAAGATATCCCTTACCAGCAAGATCCTGTATTCCCTTAGCCCATCTTTTAGCCTTTGATATGTTCGATTGTAAGGCATTACTCATTGCTGTTCCTGATAATGATTTTGTCTGGTCAAACATTGTATTTGCTTTCTGAATTTCTTCGTCAGACATATTAAGAAACGCTCTGATGTATTTGATTCCGTCAGTGCCCATAGACTTGATGTGCTCAAGCAGTCCTTCAGAAAGACCTTTTCCAGAAAGTTCTCCATAATCGGAATACATCTTAGAAACTCCATCTATTTGTGATTGCATGTTTGATAAAATAGAATCTTTTGTAACCTTATCAAATTCATCCATTTTACTTTGTTCTTCGTCGAGTTCTTTATTTACTTTTTCAAGTTCTTCACGAAGTTCTTTATTTGCTTCTTTTGACTCGATCGTATTCTTTGTCATGTTTTCAGCAATTTGAGCCTCTAAGTTATTTTTTCTTGACGTTAAATCATCAATTTTTTCTTGAGTTTTATCCGGATCAACAAATTCTTCAAATAGATCAATTCCTGTATCAAGACTTAAAGATGTTAGTTTGTACGTCTCTCTTATCGATTTTGCAATGCTCTTTTGCATATCTTTAAAAGCTTTTGCAGTATGTTTTGCTACTGTTTCATTGTGTTTTGATATTTTTGTATTAGTTTCATTTACTTTCTTTTGAGCTTCTTGTATTTTTTCGGTATATGAAGCTATGCTTTTTTTATTTTTTTTAGCATCTTTAGATCTCAACGAGTTTCGTTTTTTTGTATATTTGGTTACTTGATCCTCATATTTAGTTAAATCCTCTTTATACTTCTTTAAAGTTTTCTTATCTTCTGAATAATACGAACTTTGTTTATATAAATAATTTGCCGTGTTTTTAAAAGCAGTCTCTGTAGCACCAAATATATTTTTAATATTTTTTATATTTTTTGTAGCTGGTATATACGCT